CATAGAAATAAGGCTAAAAAGGCAGGTACTAAAAAGGGAGAGGAGTTTATTCAGTTTTTAGATAACTACCAGAGATATAAAGAGTGTGGAAAGCTCTTAGGAACTTATATAGATAAGATCCCAGAGGTTAAGTGTGCTAAGACTAATGCAGTACATACCACATATAACCAGTATGGAGCTAAAACAGGTAGATTTTCAAGTAGTGATACAGTTACTAAGATCAATCTCCAGAACATCCCTAGCCATGAGAAAAGCATCCGCAAGATCTTTAGAGCCAGAGATGGTTATAAGTTTGTAGGCGGAGATTTTAGCCAGATTGAGCCACGAGTACTCTCTTATGTATCTGGAGATGAGGCTATGCAGGAGGCATACAGAGAGGGTAAAGATCTATATGCTATCATGGGATCTAAGGTTTATGGAGTGCCTTATGAGGATTGTAGAGAGTTTTATCCAGATGGTACAGTAAACGCTGAGGGTAAACACAGGCGTACAACTATGAAAAGCGTACTTTTAGGTATCATGTATGAGCGTGGAGCTAAAGCCATCGGAGAGCAGTTTGATAGATCCGCAGAGTGGGCTCAGAAACTTATTGATGATTTTTATAAGAGTTTTCCTAAGATCCAACAGCTCCGCCTTAAGGTAGAGAAGATGGCGGAGGAGTACGGATATGTAACTACCATACAGGGCAGAAAGAGAAGATTACCAGAGATGCAGTTACCAGATCACGATGATTACCGCTATCAAGAGGCTCACAGGCAGAGCCTTAACGCTGTAATACAGGGATCCAGTGCGGATATTATGAAATTAGCTATGATCGCTATTTACAATGATCCTCAGTATAAGGCTCTGGATTGCCACATGGTAATAACCGTACATGATGAGTTAATTATGGAGGTACCAGAGGATCATATTAAGGAGGGAGCAGATCTCTTAGTAAATACTATGAAAAGAGTAGGACACAGCCTTATAGATCTCCCTATGAGCGTAGATGCTGAGGTAAATGATTACTGGTATGGAGAAAACTTAGCGGATGAGTATTTAGAGGAGGAGTAAGCCTATGGGATATTTTCCTTTACCAGAGCTAAAGGGTAAGCCTAACAGGATCTTTGTAGATGGTAAAACTCTAAATCAGATAGCTAAGGAGAGCGGTATAAGGCTTGATACCGTACAGCATAGATATAGCAGAGGTATAAGAGATTATGAGGGCTTAACAAAGCCCTCTCATATCAGAGTAGAGCACGAAAAGACACAGAGGAAAACCTACTCTATAATGAGTGCTGGAGAGAGAGTAATGGAGAGGATCTGGGAGCTGGATATACCTCTCCAGACTATCTCCGATAAAACGGGGATAAGTAGATCCACAATATACGCCTTTTTATATAACGGTACAGATCTTAGCAGTATGAGGCTTGCTAAGATCTGTAGCCTTTTAGGATTATCAATGGATTATGTAATGGGATTAAAACAGGAGGATAACTAATATGAGTATGATGGAATGGGCTAAAAGAGAGGTAGAGATAGCATCTAAGAGAGAAAGAGGAGATAAGCCAGAGAGTGAGTGGGATTATGGCTGTGCTTGCTATGATAGTGCTCTTAAGGCGTTTGAGAGCCTTTGTGGAGATGGTCACAGCGGTTTTAGTATCGGCATTACAAAGGGGATCCTTAATAGATTGATAGAGGGAAAGCCTCTTACTCCGATTGAGGATACAGAGGATGTATGGAATGTATGTAGCAGAGGAGAAAATGGTGGAGTAGCTACATACCAGTGTAAGCGTATGAGTAGCCTGTTTAAGGATGTATACCCAGATGGTACAGTAAAATATCACGATAACGATAGATATTATTGTATTAGATGGGATGATCCTAACCTGTGTTGGCATAATGGGTTTATTGGTAAGATTTATAGTGAGATGTTCCCTCTTACTATGCCTTATATGCCATCTAATAAAGCGGATGTGATTGTATGTGATGAGCTCCTCACAGATCGTAAAAACGGAGATTTTGATACTTTAGCTGTATTGTATATCCAGAGATCTCACGGAGAAAAGGTAGAGGTAAACAGATACTTTAAGGAGGGAGAAAAGAGCTTTATAGAGATCTCTCCAGAGGAGTATGAGGAGCGTAAGAAGATGCACGAAAAGAGGCAGGAGCAGGAGGCTAAGGCACAGGATGAAAATTAGATATAATCGTTTTGCTGTATTTCCTGTGATGTGTCACGATTGCCATAGGTATATCTGGATGGAGCCTTATAGGAGGGCTGATGTGTGGCATAACTGATTAGATAGATATGTAAAGAAAACTATCTGTAATGAGTGCCTTAAAAAGTATGATGTAGGAGGTAAACAGTGAGATATAAAGTATATGATGAGGAAGATAAGAAAGAGAGAATTCTGGAGGAGTGCGTAACTCCGTTAGAGGTAGGATCTGTAAGGAGAGTGCAGGTTAAAAAGGGAGATACAAGAGAGGTACACCACTTTAGAGTACTGGAGGAATTAAAAGCATGAGAGTGTATATAGCTGGAGCTATGACAGGAGTATTTAAGTATAAAGAGAAATTTATTGAGGCTGAGGAGTATATAAGAGGGCTGGGGCATATAGTACTTAATCCCTCATTTTTACCAGAGGGGCTCTCAGATTATTACGAGATCAATAAAGCTATGATAGATCAGTGTGATGCTATTTATGTTCTTTTGAATTATGAAAACTCTAAGGGTACAAAGAAAGAGATTGAGTATGCAAAGAGCACAGGTAAGCGAGTAATTTACCAGAATAGTACAGAGGTAAGAGATCAGAATGGTAATTCGTGGAGTTGGGTAAATAGACCTTTAGGGTATCCTGTAGGATATGGTAATTACTGGGAGTATCCGTTGAGAAGATGTTGGTAAAAATTTAATCTAAAGAAACCTCCTTTATGTGATTAGGATCGATCAAAACATAAAGGAGGTTTTTCTATTGAAAGTAGATATTTTTAACACAAAAAACAAGTATAAGATAATCTATGCAGATCCAGCATGGTTATACAGGGATAAGGCGGTAGCAGGAGGTAGAGGAGCTGGATGCCATTACACAGTAACCAGCTTAGAGGATATAAAGGCTCTCCCTGTGGAAAAGCTGGCAGATGATGATAGTGTGCTTTTTATGTGGGTTACAATGCCATTTTTAGAGGAGGCTTTTGATGTGATGAGATCATGGGGTTTTGAGTATAAAACCTGTGCTTTTACATGGATAAAGCAGAATAAGAAAGCAGATACTCTCTTTTGGGGTATGGGTAACTGGACTAGGGCTAATGCGGAGTTATGCTTATTAGGTGTAAGAGGAAAGCCTAAGAGAATGGATGCAGGAGTACATAGTGTAATTATGAGCCATATAGAGGAGCACAGTAAGAAACCAGCGGAAACGAGAGATAGGATTGTAAAGTTAATGGCAGGGGGGGGGCTACCTAAAATAGAGCTCTTTGCAAGACAGTGTATAGATGGCTGGGATTGTTGGGGAAATGAGGTATAAGAATTGTAGGAGGTGTAAAAAGCCTCCTCTTTTTTTTTATCTAAATTTACTTACCGTTTGTGATTAGGTTACTTATCAATCAAAACAGGAGGATCAAGGATGGTAAGACAGATTAAAAGAAAATGGAGAAGATTTTATAGAACTCATAGAGAGGGCTGTGAGTTGGTAGGAGATTTTATTGGAGCTGTAAGTATTTTTGTATTTTTATTTGAGCTCTATATCATCGGAGTTATGTTAGGAGGTTACTAATGGGAAATATAATTTTAGGGCTTTTGTTAGTTGGCTACATAGTGGTTACTATCGTAAATCTGGTAATTGAGGTAAAGAGAGATAAAGAAACCAGACCTCTAAGGATAAGAGAAAGCAGATCCCAGATGTATTTAGCTTTTGAGCTTGCCAGATTTAATAAAAATATTGAAAAAGCCAGAGAGGAGGCGGAAAAGTAATGGGATTAAAGAGCTTAATAGCAGTAGCACAAGGAAAAAATGCAGAGAGTGTATCCTTTGAGGATAAGTTTCTTAAAAACTATGAGGAGGCTGTAAAGGCTAAGGAGTTGGAGGAGAGGCAGGTAGCCCCATCTGAGTATATCCGCCCATCCTCTATGTATGGCTGTGAGCGTATGTTATTTTTCCAGAGAGTACATGGAGGCTCCCAGAACGGAGAGCAGAGTGAGGTAAATCTTATTGAGATATGCCAGAGTGGTACAGATAGGCACTTAGACATACAGCACATAGTAGAGCGTATGGAGGGCGTAGAGTGCTTAGATCTGGAGGAGATGGTAAAAGAGGCACAGGCTAAAGGTATTAAAACAGAGTTTGTAGGCTGGAATGAGGATCACACAGAGGGCAGGTGTAAAAATGATGAGCTCTCTATCTATTTCCAGCCAGATGGAGTTATTAGATTTAATGGTAAGGATGTGATCTTAGAAATTAAAACAGAGAGTACTTATCAGTTTAGTAACAGGTATGAGCCTAAGGCGGATCACAAGTGGCAAGCTACTTGTTATGGTATGGGGCTGGGGATAGATTATATCCTTTTCTTTTATGAGGATAGAAATTTCTGTAAAAAGAAACCGTATCTCTGGAAAATAACCGATGAGATGAAACAGGCAGTACTTAACAAGATACGAACTGTAAACAATGCTTGTAAAACAGGGATCCCTCCAGAAAAGGATGATAGCAAGTGTACTTACTGTAGATATAAAAGTGAGTGTGCTTTAGTGGATGCTGGTAAGTGGGTACATCCTAACCCTCCAGAAAAGCCTCAGACAGCCAAGAAAGATACAAACAGAAAAAAGGCTAATAAGTCTACAGGTAAAAAGAAAAAAGCCTCTACAGGGCAAAATACAGCGTTGAGAGCGGTATGTGGTAACTGTGAGCATTGTGGTAGAGAGCTGGGAGATTACTACTGTAGCATTGATAAAGATGGATCTATGTATGTAGATCGTAGAAAGAAATGTAAGTTTACTCCTAGCAGGTTTAAGGGGGTACAGGATGGCAAGTAATAACATCGGTAAAACCTTTGAGCAGGAGTTTAAGGAGTGTGTACCTCCAGATTATTACCTGTACCGCCTAAAGGATGATACAAGCGGATTTTATGGAGTATCTAATCCATGTGATTATATCCTGTTTAGATATCCTTATCTCTTTATGGTAGAGCTTAAAACCCATAAGGGAAAGAGCATACCGATAGCTAAGATCAGACCTAACCAGATACAGGGAATGGAGAAAGCTACTCACTATGAGGGAGTGTATGGAGGCTTTTTAATCAACTTTAGAGAGCTGGAGGAAACATATTACATAACCGTACAGGATGTGATCCAGTTTACTCAGACGGAGGAGAGAAAGAGCATACCTGTAGAGTGGTGCAGGGATCACGGAGTAAAGATAGAGCAGAAAAAGAAAAGAGTAAGATACAGCTATGATCTGGAGAGCTGGTTAAGTAGATATTTTGGAGGTGTGAAATGAAAGTAACTCAGTGTACAGGAGAGGGGCAGGGATCATGTAAGAGATGCTCCGATAAGGGAAAGTGGAATAGAAATTGGATGTGCTTTTTATACAAGATTGAGGGCTATGAGGGTTGTTATTGCTCTGATTGTGTAAAAGAGATCAAAGCGGAGGCAGGTGTAGAGGATGGTACAGAGCGATAAATTAAAGAAAATCATAGCGGAGGTAAAAGAGGAGAGCTCCCCTGTAATAACCCTCTCAAATGAGTTAATAGCAGATTTTAGTAAGGAGCTTGATAGTGCTATCTCAGAGCTGGATATGATTATGGAAAGCATAGGAGAAAACTCTATAGAGGATATACCAGATAGCCAGATAGAGTATTACTGTGTTAAGATCCCAGCCCTTATGTACTATGCAGGGCAGAGAGTAGAGGAGCTGGGTATGCAGGTAGATCTAGCCTCTAACGCTAAGAAAAGTGCTCAAAATGAGGCGATGGTAAAAGTATCTGGTACTGTGCAGGAGAAAAAAGCCAGAGTAGAACAGCTCACGGAGGATAAAGCCTTAGTAGAGGCTATTTACCGTAGAGCTTATAACAGTCTCAAAGTTAAGTTAGAGATGGCTGAGAAGATCTACAGCGGATTAAAGAAATCTCTATCAAAGAGGATAGCTGAGGTAGATCTGGATAGATTTAGTAAGGATAAATATACCAGAGAGCCAGAGGATCCTATGGAGGATTAAGCCTATGGAGCGGTGGGCTTATGAGTACTTTAGGAGACAAGCCATAGAGGATAGATGTAAGCAGGAGGCACAGTGGCTAATAGATAATCCTAAGGACAGTATCCGTAAAGTGGCTAGAGAATTTTGTATCAGTAAGAGCCAGCTACATAGGGATCTCCATGAGCTCAGAAATATAGATGATGATCTCTATGTACAGTGTAGAAATATTTTAAGGAGGCACAGAAGAAGTGGAGGAAAAGTTAGATAAGTTTTTAGCATATCTGGAGGAGAGCGGAGTAGAGATCTCTGGAGAAACAGCTTTTAAGTGTGATGATGGGATTGTACTCTTTAGCCCTAATGAGGGAGGCGGAGTAGATATAGCCATTATCAGAAATGTAGTTGAGTTAAATTACAACTTAGGTATCACGGATGCAGATGTAAACCTCTTTAATACGGAGGTAGGCATTATGCAGGAGTTAGGAGGAGAGCAGTAATGGAGTGTTGCGGTACTTGCGGTAATAATTGTTACGATGGTGGAGAGTTTGTATGTAGCTGTGAGGCTAGTGATGCTTATGGATGCCCTACAGCTTATAACGATACTTGTAATGAGTGGTGTGAGAAAGGAGATAATTAAAATGACAGGAAAAGAGTACGTAGAGTTAGCTATGAGAACTAATGACGGTAACGCAACAGACAGGATTGAAAAGGCTATTGAGC